GATATCGACACGGTCAAGCGGCACTGCCGCGTCGACTCCGACTATGACGACGATCTCTTGACCGGGTACGCGACCACCGCGCGGACGATGGTCGAGGCTTGGCTCGATCGCGCGCTGATCACGCAAGAGCTTCTGTTCACCGCGACCGCCTCGCCGCCGCCCACGGCGAGCCCGCTGGTGCCGCAATCGCTGATCGTCTTCCCGCTCAACTGGCCGCCGACGATCCGGAAACCGATCGCGATCCCGCGCGCGCCATGCGTCTCGGTCAAAGAGGTCCTGGTTGGGTTTCTGCCCGACGACATGAACCCGGCTACTCCCGACGAGGATTACGTTTTGAACCTCGGCGTCGAGCCAGGGCTGATCATGTTGAAGGCGCCGCTGGTGCCGATGATCCCGGCGATGTCGATGCAGGTCGATTACACCTGTGGGTACGGCGACACCGGCGACGAGGTGCCGTGGCTGATCCGCCATGCGATCCTGATGCTGACGGCCGCGCTCTATGAGAACCGGGGCGATGTCAATGGCGCGATGCCCGACGCCGCCTACTCGATCATGACGCCCTATCGCCTATGGAGCTTCGCCGGCTGATGCCGGACAACCCCAGCGGCTCGCTCCCCTATAAGACCGGGATCGGATCGCTGCGCTGGCAGGTATCGCTCTACAGCCGGCCAATGGACGCGGACCCGAACTCGCCGGGGATGACCGAGGACCTGGTGCGCGTCGGTCCCGATGTGCACGCCGACATTCAACCGACCTATCCGAGCACGTTCTATGGATCGATGCAGATCGAGCGGCCGATCACGCACCTGATCCGCCTTCGCTGGCTCGATTACCTCGACAACGTGCACGTGGTTTTCCGCACCACCGTCCGGCCGAGCGATGGGACCTTCCGGACCGAGGCCTACCGGGTGCGCCGCTGCAAAGAGCTCGCCGGCCGCAAGCGGTTCCTCGAATTGGAGGTCGAGCTCGAAAAGAACTTCACCACCGCCGGCGACAGCGACGCCGAGCGGATTGCCGTCTTCTGTGAGAACCCGCCGGCGTCGGTCCATTGAGCGGGCTCAAGATGACGATCACGTCATGGGGCGAACTCGCCTTCGACAAGCGCGGGCTCAAGGCGCTGATGCGCGGCGCCGGAACCGAGATCGCGGCGAAGACGCGCCGCCTGATCAGCCAGACTGCCGGCAGCGGGCGCTACTATGCCGGGGGCGGCGGGTCGCGCTATCGCGGTTCCTACCGCCGCGAGGGCTACTACGCTTCGGCGCCGGGCCAGCCGCCGGTCCTCGTTTCGGGCACGCTGCGCGGATCGCTGAAGGTCTATCCCTACGCCGAGGGGACCGGCTTCGCCGTCCGCGAGCGCGCCTTCTATGCGCTGTTCCTCGAGGCCGGGGCACGGGGTGGGGGCAACCCGTACGGTGGCCGGCCGATGGCCGGCCACGGCCGGCCAGTCCGCCGCCATCGCGCGCGCGGGCGCTACCAGGTCCGGGTGCTGGAACCTCGCCCGTCGCTCGATCGCGTCATTGCCGAGGAGAAGCCGGCGCTCGATCGGCGGGTGCGCGCCGCGCTCGATCACGGCTTGACCTGGCGGCAGACGAAAAATGTCTAGCGGGAACGGGACGACGAGCTCGGCCGGGATCATGGCCGCGACGATCGCGCAAATCCGCGCCTATTGCCCGTTGCTGGGCGGTCGGGTCTCGGGTGCTGCCGACTTCCGCCTGGGGCTCGAAGCCTACAACACCGCGCCGACGGCGCTTCCCTACACCTATGTGATCCCGCTCGGGTCCGAGGCGGACGGACCCGGATCGATGACCGGGATTTATGAGCATCTCCGGATCACGATGGGGATCGTCGTCGAGTTCTCCGCGACCGCGGACCGCCGCGGCCAGCAGGCGGCAATGGACGCCGAGGCAATGGAAGTCTGCCTCAACTCGGCGATCCTCAATTGGGAACCGATCCCGTGCCTCACGCAAAACCGCCAGGGCTACTGGCTCGCCGGCGGCCGGTTCCTCGATCTCGATCGCGCGCGCCTGTTCTACCAATGGGAATACGCGCTCAACACGATCTTGACCGACGCCGAGGGCTGGCATCCGGACTCGGTGCCGCTGACGGGCATCGAACTCGACATGTGGCACACCCCACCGCAGCCCTTCCCCGAGTTCCCGCCGGCGGTCATCACCGAGATCGACACCGTCAACGATCAAGCGCCACCAAAGCAGCCGTGGCCGCCCGGACCTTTCATCATGCCTGCGAAGGAGGGATCTTGAATGTCAGCCTTGCCGCCTTACCCGCCCGGTTCTACCGCGACGCTGCAGCCGGCTCCTGGCTGTCGGGTGCGCGACCCGGACACCCTCGAATTGCTCGATCCTGCCGGCGACCTGGTGACCATCAACGGGTTCTGGCTGCGCCGGCTGCAATGCGGTGACGTGGTCGACATCAGCACCGGAACCCTCGCGAACGCCGGCACGGTGTCGTCGCACGCGCACCGGCGCGGGCACAAGGAGGACTGATCATGCCGGACGGCATCAATTTCACCTACTACCCGAGCTCGAACCGGGTCCCTGGCGTCTATGTCGAAATGGACAACAGCCAGGCGAACACGGCGACTGTCCTGCAATCGACCTTGATCCTCGGTTACGGCCACGGTGGCAACGGGCCGAGCAATGTCGCGATCCAGGTCGCCTCGCTGCTTCAGGTGCAAGAGCTTTGCGGCATCGACTCGATGCTCGCCAACACGGTCGCCGCCTACCAGCAAATGGACCCGTTCAGCGATCTGTGGATCATGCAAATCCCGCAGGCGACGGGTGCGACGCCGGCGGCCGGGAGTGTCGCGATCGGCGGCACGCCGACCGAAGACGGCACGCTCAGCCTCTACATCTGCGGGACCCTCTACCAGGCCGCGGTGCAGGCCGGCGACACTGCGGTCAAGATCGCCGGCCGGCTCGTCTCTGCGATCCGCGCCGATCCTTACGCGGTCGTCAATATCAGCCGCGACAGCGTCCAAAGCCAGGTTGACATCACCGCCAATTTCAACGGCATCCTCGGCAACCAGATCGACGTTCGGCTGAACTATCTCGGCCGCAGTGGCGGCGAGAAGACGCCGGCCGGTCTCACAGTGACGATCGTTCAGCCGACCGGCGGCGCCGGAACCCCGGACATCACAGTGGGGCTCGCAAACCTGGCCTCGCAGCCCTTTGACTTCATCGTCATGCCGTGGACCGACGCGAACTCGCTCAACGCGATGATGGACTTTCTGAACGATGCGTCGGGTCGCTGGTCCTGGCAGCAGATGATCTATGGCGGATGCTTCACCGCCTTCCAGGGAAGCCTCGGCCAGATCACGAATTTCGGCGTCGGTCGCAACGACCAGCACATGTCGGTCATGGGCTATTGGGACGCCCCGGACCCGCCGTGGATCTGGGCCGCGCAGATCGGCGGGGCTTGCGCCGCTTCGCTGCGCGTCGATCCGGGGCTGCCGCTGCAATACATGGCGACCACCTTAAAGGCTCCGGACGTGCACCACCGGTTCACGATCTCGGAGCGCAACACCCTGCTTTACGACGGGATCAGCACGTTCCGCGTGAACCAGGCCGGACAGGTGATCATCGAGCGGATGTGCACGACGTACCGGCAGAACATGGCTGGGGCGCCGGACAACAGCTATCTCGATGTCGAAACGATGTATGGGCTGATGTACGTGGCCCGCGATCTGACCAATTACCTGCTGACCCGCTACGCGCGCAAGAAGCTGGTCAGTGACGTGACGGTCATCCAGCCCGGCTCGAATTGCGTCAACACCACCATGATCGGCGCGTCGATCATCAGCGAGTATCGGGTGCTCGAAGCTGCCGGCTATGTGCAGAATTCGACGATCTTTGCCGCAAACCTGATCGTCGAGAACGCCGGCGGGGGCCTGGTCAAGGTCCTCGCGCCCGTCGATCTCGTGAACCAGCTGCGGCAGATCGCGATCCTGTTGCAGTTCCGGAAGTCGTAAATAGGGGAGTTCGCCAATGCCGAATTGTGAGCGGCTGGCTGGTATCACCAGCCTGACGATCGACGGCACGTCTTACATGGTCGTGTCGGATGTCACCTGGTCGCCCGCGCGCTGGAAGCGCGAAACCCTCGTCGGCCTCGACAGCGTGCACGGGTTCAGCGAGCTCCCGATCCAGGGCTACGTTGAGGCCACCTTGCGCGACAGCGGCTCGATCTCGGTCGGCGCCTTCAACGATATGCGGTGCGTCGAGGTCCTCGTGAACCTCGCCAATGGCAAGATCGTCGGCGGTTCGAACATGTGGAACACCGCCGCGCTCGAGGTGCGCGCCGCCGAGGGCACCTTTCAGGTGCGCTTTGACGGAGTCGACGTGTCCGAGCAGTACGGCGGGAACTTCCTGCCGTCCGCGCCGCCGGCGGGACCATAACCCATGCAAGGGAACGGCAACCTGGCGACCGCGACGCGCACCGCCGCGACACTGCCGCGGTTCCTCGATATCGAGATCGACCCGCCGATCGAGTGGAACAACAGCACTTATACGACGATGCACCTGGAGGAGCCCACTGCCCGGATGATCCAGCGGTCCGAGCAAGAATGGGGCACCGAAGGGATGACGCCGGCGAACATGACCAAATACAAAATCGCGCTGGTCAGCAACGTCAGTGGCTTGCCGCGCAACGTGATCGACAACCTCCGGATCTCCCAGCTCAATGAGGCCTACCATTTTTTAACAGGCTTCATGTCCAGTGGCCTACCAACTGGCGAGAACTGATCGCTGATCTCGCGCGGTTCTGGCATTGGGGACCGCGCGAGGCGTGGGACATCACCGGGACCGAGATGATGTGGTGGCTCGAACAGGCTAACCGGATCATTGCCCGCGAGCGGCCGCCGGACTGATGGCCGGTTACTCTGTCACCTATACGGTCGTCGATGAGGCGACCCGCGAGATCGAGCGGATCAACCGCGAGATCCGCCGCATGCGCGAGCCGATGGAGCGGCAGTCGCGCGCGATCCAGCAATTTATCGAGGTCTCGGGCCTGAAAAAGGTCTCCGAGGGCTTCCGCGAGATCACCCGCACCACGCGCGAGGCCTTCGAGTCGATGGTCCGCATCGTGCCGGTGATGGGGACCCTCACCGGCGCTGCCTCGCTTGCCGGCCTCGCCGAGCTCGTGAAGGGCTTCACCGAGTTCAGCCGGGCAATCGATCTCACCGCGACCCGCACCGGTTCGACCACCGACGAGATCCAGGACCTTGCCGTCGCGACCGAGCTCGCCGGCGGCGACACCGCCGACATGACGGAAAGCCTCAAAGGGCTGACCGACCAGATTTACAAGGCGCGGATCGGCGACGCCGAGGCGGCCGCCTGGTTCCGCAAGGCGAACATCTCGATCGTTGACGCCAATGGCAACCTCCGCAAGGCGACCGAGGTCCTACCCGAGGTCATCGCCTACCTCGAAAAGATCCCGAACCCGGCCGAGCGGATGCGCGTCGCGATCGGATTGGGCTCGCAAAACCTGGCACTGCTGGCCGAGCAGTTCGAACGCAGCGGCCGGACGATGCCGGAATGGCTGCGCGAGGCGCAGAAATTCACGAAGCTGTCAGAGGACCAGATCGAGGCGAACCGCCGCTATGAGCAATCGATCGGAGCTCTTACCGCAGCCTTCACCAGCTTGCGCAACCAGGTCGGGGCTGTCCTCTCCGAGGCGCTCGCACCGCTGATCAAAGAGTTCGCCGCCTGGGTGCAGGTGCACCAGCCGCAGATCGTCGCCGCGGTGCGCGAGCTCGTGCGGGCCTTCGCCGATTGGATCAAAGGGATCGACTGGAAATCCGTGGGTGACGGCGCGAAAAGCATCGCCGCGGTGCTTCTGGGCATC